TGATCACCTTGATAAAGTGGATATTCCAGAGTTACGTATAGTTATTGACGACGCATCTCATTACCCACCACATCAAATAGAAACCTTTAATAATTTATTTCCTAGATTAGAAAATGGTGGTTTATATATAATAGAAGATATTGAAACTTCTTACTGGACTGCTGGTAGAAAACTTTATGGCAATTCAATGAATTATGGTGTTGGGTCAAACGGATCAACTGTTGAAATTTTTAAAGGTGTTGTTGAGGGTATTAATAATAAAAATAGTAAAATTTATAGAGAACAGTTTATACCTCAAGTAATACAGGAATATATTATGAGTGTTGTTTTTGCTCTAAATTGTATAATAGTAATAAAAAAATAAGGAAGATAAAATGAAATTAGGCGATTTGATTAATGAGGTTGATGAAAAAATTATTAAGAAGAGCACCATAATGATGTTAAAAAATCTTCTTGATAAACAGGATGAATCATCTTGCGGTTCAGACAAAGAAGAAGTTAATAGTAGTGATGTAGAAGAAGATTCTCCCCCCGGTGATAATTATAAACGTATGGTAAAACATTTAAAAGATAGGTTTGGTAAAGATTCAGAAATACCTTATCAAATTGCTTGGTCAAAATATAACAAAAGAAATAAAAAATAATATACAAAAAAATGTTTTTTTATTATATTTATTATGACTTTTAATAAGAGAGTAAAAATGAACAATAATTTAAAAGAATTTAAAGAAGTTATTAAGGAAGAAATACTAGAACTTCTAAAAGAAGAAACCTCAAACGTAGAAGATATAGTGTTTTCTATTTTAGATGCTCAATCAAGTGGAAACACAAAAAAAGCAGAGAAATATTTTGGTATTCTTTTTCCAAGATTAGCAAGCCTTGGCTTTGATAGAAATACTCTTTTAAAAATGAAGTCTCAATTAACCTTAATCAACAACGAAAAAGAAGCAACAAAGTTTATTACCAGATGGAAGTTATCAGATCAAGATATAAATAAAAATAATGTTTATACATATAAGATGATTGTTTCTGTTCCTTTTGCAACAAATAAAAATGAAGAAGAATTAGTTAAGAAATTAAAATATGATTTAGTATCTAACGGTCATAAAATATTGGGATATAAAAAAATGCCCGTATCAAAGATAGCATCAGCAGGAGCGGCAGGTGAGGTTATAGATCTCAAGATTTTGGTTAAGATTAAAACAATGGCTAAGCCTAACGAAATAGAATCAGAACTACAACCAGACTATGGTGTAGATAAAATAAAAGGATTTGATGTTGAACAATCGGTCAAAACTAAAGAGATCAAGTCGAGTGATAGATTTGATAAGAGAAGCTCCAAACTTAATGGTAAAGAGGACAAACAAGACGATAATAGAATCAATCCAACAAAAGGTTTTAGTAAGGATCATTTATCGAAAGCTAGAAACAAATAGAGTTATAACTCGTATAATAGAACCTTATGAGTTAAAAGAAGAAGATGGTAAGGTTTATTTATATGCATATGATACTACTGGTAGAACAAGAAGTATAAAGTCCTTTTTATTAGAAAACATATTATCTGCAAATAAACAAAGAAGAGAATTTACCCCTAGGATATTTTAATGGATAAACAACAAACAGCTGAATACATAGAGTGCAGAAAGAATCCTTCTTACTTTATGAAAAAATACGGCAGAATTAGGCATCCATTAAGGGGAATTATATCTTTTGAGTTATGGGATTTCCAAGAACACACACTTCAGCATTTTTTAGACAATTCATATAACATAGTTCTCAAGGGTAGGCAGTTGGGTATATCCACATTAGTAGCTGGATATGCTGCTTGGTTGTCAAACTTTTTTAAGAACAAAGAAATATATATTCTTGCTACAAAAAGAGATACTGCTCAAAATATGGTTGATAAAGTAAGAGTTTTTTTAGAGGGTATTCCGGAGTGGATGAGAGCAGATTTTATTACTGATAATAAACAAAGTTTAGAATTAAATAATGGTTCTAAAATAAAAGCATCGGCTTCTACACCAGATGCGGCTCGTTCAGAGGCATTAAGTTTGCTCATTGTTGATGAGGCAGCTTTTATTAATAAGATGGATAGTATATGGATAGCAGCTCAACCTACACTAGCAACTGGTGGTGATTGTATAGCATTATCTTCACCTAATGGAGTTGGTAACTGGTTTCACAAGATATATAATGAGGCGGAGGCTGGTATTACAGAAAAGATAGGTAATAAGATAGTAGGGTTCAATCCAATAAAATTACACTGGTCGGTTCATCCAGACCACGATGATGATTGGGCGAGAGAGACACGCAAGAAGATTGGGGATCAAGCTTTCGCTCAAGAGCATGATTGTGACTTTGTTCAATCTGGTAGTAATGTTATTTCACTTAAGGCTTTGGAGTGGTATCTAGAGCATCCAACAGAACAAGAGACACTTGACGATGGTTATCGTCCATTCGTTAGGGAACCATTAGAAAGAACTTGGGTTGATAAGGGTTTGTGGGTTTGGAAATATCCGGATTATACCAAAAAATATATTATATCTGCAGATGTTGCTCGCGGTGATGGAGAAGATTATTCAGCTTTTCATGTCATAGATATTGAAAATTATGAGCAAGTGGCTGAATATAAGGGTAAGGTAGCTACAGATGTTTATGCTCACCTAATACACAACACAGCTGTTCAATATAACAACGCTTTTATAGTAGTTGAAAATGCATCAATGGGTCATCATACAGTAATGAAGATTGTAGAGATGGAATATAAGAACGTGTATTGGACAATAAAAGATTTAGCTAAATTACACGAAAGTAATGCAAGAGATCAATTATTTTATGACCCATACAATCCTCCTAAAAATGCAGTTCCCGGATTTACAATGTCTTCAAGAACAAGGCCAGCAGCGATAGCTCGACTGGAAGAGGATTTAAGGCAACATGAGTTTATTTTACACTCACAAAGAACTATGAAAGAATTAGAAACTTTTATCTTTCATAATGGTAAGCCCCAAGCTTTGGACGGATACAATGATGATTTAGTAATGTCTTTAGCTATTGGTATGTATGTAAGAAACACAACTATAAAGTTTACTAATGCTGATAATGATATAACTCAACATTTAATGTCTAACCTTTCTTTTAACCCTGTTCCTTATGAGTTCGGAATAAGTAGTAATTCTAATTCTGTTGGTAATGAATCTTATTCTATGAAAGTAAATAAAGAACAGGTTGAAGATTTAAGATGGTTGTTATAAAATAAATGTTTATATTTATTTTATAGCCTTCTTGATTTTTATTATATTATAAAGATTGGGATTACTATAAGGAATTATAAAATGGCTAAATATTCTGAAGCTCAAAAAGGTGATTGGCACGAATATCAAAAATTAGTTTTAAGTGAGTTAGAGAGACATAACTCTTTATTGTTACAGATGGATAATAAGTTAGAAAAGGTTAATGTTGATATATCTTCTTTAAAAGTCAAATCTGGTATTTGGGGGTTAGCGGGAGCAGCTGTTCCTATTGGGATATTTATGGGGTTAAAGATTTTAAATATAAATTAGAGGTAAAAAATGGCAAGTAAATTTGATACACTTAAAAAGTTATTGAATGGTGGTTCTGCACAATATAAGGTTCCAACAGAGCGTCCATCAATGAGAACACAAAGAAATGTTTTCGATACTTTTCAAAAAGCAGCGTCTTCTATATATCAGCAAGGTTTGGCGGGTGGTATAGAAAGATCAGAAAGGTATAGAGAGTATAATGAGATGGACCATTACCCAGAGATATCAAGAGCGTTGGATATTTATGCTGATGATTCTATGGTTTATGGTATTGATGGAAATATACTAAATATATTTTCAGAAGATCAGAAAATCAAGGAAGAGTTAGAAGAACTTTATTATGAGAGATTAGATATTGATTTTCACTTATGGACATGGATTAGAAACATGGTTAAATATGGAGATCATTTTAATCTTTTAGATTTAGTTGAAGGTGAAGGTGTTTTAGGTTCTATAGCTTTACCAGTTGAGGAAATAGCAAGAGAAGAGGGTTATGACAATGATCCTAACTCTCTTAGGTTTAATTGGGTTGGTCAAGGAAACACTTCTTTTCAAAATTATCAAGTATCTCACTTAAGAATACTTGGTGATGATAAGTTTTTACCATATGGAAGAAGTATTTTGGATTCTGGTCGTAAGGTATACAAACAATTATTAATGGCAGAAGATGCTATGTTAATATATCGTATCACCAGAGCGCCAGAAAGAAGGGTTTTTTATATTGATGTAGGTAATATACCACCAGCACAAGTTGACACATATTTGATGCAAGCCAGAGATAAACTAAAAAGAACACCAATGGTTAATCAACAGACTGGTAATCAAGATATGAGATTCAACCCAGAATCAATATTAGAAGATTTCTTTATTCCTATTAGGGGTGAGAGAGGAAGTAGAATAGAGACATTACCCGGTGGTGAAAACGCCGCTGCTATTGAAGACATTCAGTATTTGCAGAATAAACTTTTTATATCACTTGGTGTTCCTAAATCATACTTAACAGCAGAAGAAGATTTAGCTGGTAAGGGAACATTGGCACAAGAAGATATAAAGTTTGCAAGAACAATTCAAAGAATACAAAAGATAGTAGTCAGTGAGTTGGCAAAAGTTGGGTTGGTTCATTTGTTTTTAAGAGGGTATGATGAAAGTGATATATATAATTTTGATTTGAAGTTAGCTAATCCATCAACCGTCACAGAGATGATGAATCTTGACTTAATGGATAAGAGATTTAATGTAGCAAGTCAAATGTCAGAATCCCCACTTCTTTCTAAAGAGTATATACAAAAAGAAGTATTACAGTTATCTATGGATGATATCGTTGAAATAAAGAACGATAGAGTAAAAGAAGCTTCTAATGAATATACTATAGAACAAGTTAAGATGGGTGCACAAGAAGAACCAGCTGCTATGCAGCAACCAGTAGAAGAAAATCCAAACGATCAAGAAGGTGATAATGAGAGTGATGTTGAGGAAGATAGTAAATTTAAATCATTTAAAAATGTTACTCCATATGACCCACTGGGAACTGATGAGTTGGAGGGATATCCTAAGTTTGATTCTTTTGAGAGAAATTTTGAGAGTAGTATAGATCAAATAACAAGTGATATAGAGAAAAAAGACATTATCAAGAAGAAAAAAGGAAGAAAATCTAGAACAGATTCTTTTAATAAAACCATTACAGAAATAATGCGTTTTGACCAAGAATCGAATAAAATTATGGATAATATTAGAAAAGATATGAAAAATAATAAACTTTCTAATACAGGAAAGGTATATTTTGTATCAAAAGATTGATTTTCTCTTATTTTAGCTATATTTATACTAGACTAATAATATAATTTTGGGGTTAAATTTATGAAACATAATAAGTATAGAAATATTGGTGTTTTGTTTGAATCAATGATTCACTATACTATGGGATTAGTTTCTGAGGGTAAAACTACTCAAGCTTCACAAATGATGAAGATAATCAGAAATAATTTCATGAAAAAGACAACAATATCTGAAGCATATAACGTATTTTCACAACTTTTGTATACAGAGGCAATAAACTACTTTCATGCAAGTAGGTTTTATAGTAATTTAAGAAAAGAGTATAATCGTATTGATGATAAGGTATTAAATGCCGAAATATCTAATATGAAAAGACAAATTAAAGAAAATTTTAATTTGAAAGAAGTTCTTAATACAAAAATTCCTAATTACAAACTATTTTCAAGTTTTCAGATATGTTCATTGAAGGAAAATACTTATTTATCTTCTAAAAATCAAACTAATTTAGAACAGTTTATTATGGAACACCTTATTAACAATAAGGAGTTGAAGAAACTTAGTGAAAATAATATTGTTGTTGAAGAATACCCCAAAGAACAACAAAAGATTGATAAAATAGCAATGGCTATTGCTTTTAATAATTTTAAGAAGAGTTTTCGCGGTAAATTAACAGAAAATCAAATACAATACCTAATAAATTTTTATTCTATGAATTCAAAATCATTTAATAAGTGGGTTATGAAAGAAATTGATGGTATGGTAAATGATATATCCTCAGAAAAAATTGTCGTTGAAAACGAAGGGTTACGAACAAAGTTAGAATTAGCTGTAGAAAGATTAAAAAATATAAAAGAAATTAACAGTGATAATATCGTTGAAGTTTTGTTATTTGTAGAACTTTGTGATAACCTGTAGAATTATTGGAGAATAATAATGGCATTAATTGATTTGTGGAAACAAAGAGTAGCAGACAATTTAAGTGGGGTTTCTAATCTGAACGTCACCGACGCGAACGCTGGAGGATATAAAGGACATAATAGTCCAGATCGACCAGAAGAAGATACTCTTATTAAAAACAAAAGCACCGACGCCGCGGAGGGTGTAGCTTATTTTAAAGGGTTAGAAAAACCCAGCACCC